TTGTGCGTTGTAGCCCGTTAGAGGGGCAACCTTTGGCCTGCACTTATCAATGGCCTATCCTCTCAATGGGGGGATATAGGGGGGCAATAATGTTGTTGTTAATCCTTATGCTTTGTCTTTCAACTGCCTTAACTGCAACAGCACAAGATGCTGGGCAGGGCAGATGGGAAGTGCAGCTAATCAAGCAAACCAAAGATTATAGAGAATACAAATGCGTAAAAGACCTGATATACAAAGAATCCTCTAACAACCCTAACGCTCGCACGGGAAGCCATTACGGCCTGCCACAAGGTCGCACTCAGTACTTGGCTACAGCCTCACCAACGGCGCAGATAACTTGGATGATGAAATACATAAGAGCAAGATACGATGATGGGTGTGCTGCACTACGGCATCACAACACAAAGGGCTGGTACTGATGGGCTTATCACTGCAATCAACAGAATGGAAACGCGTTCGATTAGAGGTATTGCAAAGAGATCAATACACTTGCAGTTATTGTGGGGGTGAAGCCAACGAAGTAGATCACATACATCCAAGATCAAAAGGTGGCAGTGATGAACCTGAGAACCTTGCGGCTGCTTGCCGTCGTTGCAATAATGCAAAAAGTGGGAAGGTTGCTAAACCGGTTTTTTTGAGCACGATTTCTACCCCCCCTGATCTTGTAAAGTCCAATTTACCCACAAATAACCCAAAATCAGCCGATTCCAATGTCATATTAAATCAAGACATAATAGGACAATCCCAAAACGACCTGCCAAATGTTAAGACCGTTGGGGGGTCGGTTATAGGAAGCCCCACACCGCGTATATTTAGCAGCCCCGTTAAAGGTGCAGTATCCCGAGCACCCGAAGTAGTGGCATTTGCCGAATCGCTGGGAATTACTTTGATGCCGTGGCAGATCAACGCGCTTGGAGATATGTTGCTTGTTAAGGATGGCAATTGGGTAGGCAAAACCATAGGACTATGCGTAAGTCGGCAGAATGGTAAAACCGAAATTGCAAAAATCCGAATACTGGCTGGTATCTACATATTTGGTGAGAAGTCAATCGCGATGATGTCATCAAACCGAACAATGGCAGTAACCACATTTAGGCAGATCCACTACCTGATCCAAGATACACCGGCCTTGTTGGGGTTGTGGGAAAAAACCTACAGCACAAATGGCAATGAGCGGATCCGGTTTAAGAATGGCGCGGAGATCATAGTTGTTGCAGCTACAAATGAAGGTGCGCGTGGGCTATCTGTGGATTTCTTTTTTATTGATGAGTTGCGAGATATTAAACCCGAAGCGTGGGATGCTGCGCTTTACACAACACAAGCCAAACCCCAATCCCAGATCCTGACAGTTTCTAATGCCGGTGATAAAGGCAGCACAGTGCTTAACTCATTGCGACAAATCGGCATTGAGGATAAGACACCATCATTGCGCTGGTTGGAATGGAGTGCTCACCCATCCTTAAAGATTACCGATCGCAAGGCGTGGGCGCAGGCAAATCCGGCACTTGGCCACACAATCACTGCTGAGATACTAGAACACCGAATCCGCACTGGTGAGCCAAACCAAGTGCGTACCGAAATGCTTACACAGTGGGTGGACAATCTGGCAAGCCCGTGGCCAATCGGTGCGTGGGAATCTTGCAAGATTGAAAACCTAGTGTTCGAAGCCGGAGCATCTACATTTTTTGCAATGGACATATCCCCAAGCCGTAGGCACGCAGCTCTTGTGGCAGGGCAATTGATTGGCGATAAGGTCAAACTCAAATGCTTGCAGACTTGGAAAAGTGAAGCATCAATTGATGATCTTAAAATGGCCAGTGAGATTAATGAGCACATCAAGCGGTTTAGGCCAAAGATGCTGCTATTTGATCGCTACACAACAGCCGGTGTTGCAGCACGCCTTGCCCATACTGGCGTGCCAGTTATGGAGATCTCTGGCCAACTCTTTGCCAGTGCGTGTGATGAGATGCTTGCAGCAATGAGCCATAATCGAATCCAGCACGGTGATGAGTATGAATTGAGCGAATCGGTGAACTCCTGTGCAATGCGCACCACAGATTCAGGGTGGCGCATTGTAAGGCGTAAATCTGCAAACGAGGTGGCCGCTGCTATTTGCAGCGCAATGGTGATTTGGTATGCCAACAAGCCACAAGCAATTGCAGCCATTTATGTCAATTAGACACGCCGTAAGGTATTAAATACTTTTTGCCCCATATTGACCTATAGTTCTGGTATGGGTTTATTGTCCGCATTGCGCTTGGTTGATGCGGCCATCCCAGAATCTAAACCGAGCATCCAAGCACAATACGCGCCACCAGTTATGGAAGGCTACAGCGTACAAAGTTTTTACAATCCAGCAGTATTTGTTTCCCGAATCGAAGCACTGGCCGTTCCCAGTGTTGCGCGCTGCCACTCACTAATTACTGGTGTTGTTGGCAGTTTGCCTTTGAATCTATACAAGAAAAGCACAGGGCAAGAATTAGAGGAGCCACTTTGGTTGCAACAGCCAGATTACCGGCAACCAAGATCAGTAACTATTGCAGCTACAGTTTCAGATTTATTTATGCACGGTGTCGCATTTTGGGAAGTAACAACTTTATTTGCAGACAGTGGCAGGCCATCAGGATTTGCTTGGGTTTCATTTGATCGCGTTACACAAAAGTTAAACAACAACAACACATTGGTTGTTGGTTACAATGTTGATGGATCAGGATTGCGGCCACAAAACGGCTTGGGCAGTATTGTAACTTTCCAAGCCCTAGATTCTTTGGGGATATTGGGCCGAGGTGGTCGCACTATCAAAGCCGCACTGGATCTTGAAAAAGCAAGTGCAATTGCAGCATCTACGCCGATGCCATCCGGTTACATTCAAAACAGCGGTGCAGATTTGCCAGAGGAGCAAATCACTGGACTACTTGGCGCGTGGAAGTTGGCAAGACAACAGAGAAGCACGGCCTACTTATCCAGCACTCTCAGATTTGAGCCAACTAACTTCTCCCCTAAAGATATGCTTTACAACGAAGCCAAACAAATGTTTGCCACAGAAATTGCACGGCTTTGCAACACACCCGCTTGGTATTTGTCTGCTGATCTAAATAACTCAATGACATATTCAAATGTTATTGATGAGCGCAGGCAATTTGTTGATTACACATTGCGACCATTTATCTCAGCCATTGAGGAACGCTTATCAATGGATGATCTCACAGCGCGTGGCAATGAAGTGCGGTTTGAAATTGATGAAACCTTCTTGCGATCCGATGCACTTACACGGCTTGCAGTAATTGAAAAAATGCTTGCACTTAATTTGATCACACTAGATCAGGCTAAAGAAATGGAAGATCTAACCCCGAATGGAGCAGGCAATGGAAACACAGCCACTACACCTAACCTTTAACACAACCGTTGAAGCAGCCGATGCAGACCGGCGAATTATCGCTGGCAAGATCGTACCCTTTGGCGAGATTGGCCACACTAGCGCAGGGCAAGTAGTATTTGAAAAAGGATCAATCAGTTACAACACTGGTGGCAAAATCAAATTGTTATTAGAGCACAACGCAAAAGATCCAATTGGCGTAATGCAATCTGCCAGTGAGGATACTTCCGGCATTTACGCATCCTTCAAAATCGCACCAACAACAAAAGGCAACGATGCACTTATTGAGGCATCTGAGTTGCGCGATGGATTAAGTGTTGGCGTAATTGTTGATGCAAGCGAACCGCGCAATGGCATTTTATATGTTACAAAAGCAAGTCTGAAAGAAGTGAGTTTGGTGCAGGCAGCAGCCTTCGAAAGCGCGGCCGTTCAATCGGTTGCTGCTAGTGAAGTAGTGCCTGAACCAGTAGAGGAAACACAAACCCAACCAACCGAAAGTGAGGCCAGCGTGGAAAACGCTACCCCAGCACCAGAGGTAGAAACCCAAAAGGTCGAAGCCTCACAACCAAAATATACACCAGTTGCACACACTGAGATCCGCAACCCAATCAAAACCAAATCAAACTATTTGCAGCATTCAGTGCTTGCAAAACTTGGCAATGATGATTCAGTGCAATATGTTCGCGCCGCTGATGCTTATGCAAAAAAGGCAATGACATTTGCTGATGACTCATTTACCACAAACCCTGCATTCTCACCGGTTGCTTATATCCCAACCGTTGTTGATACAGCAGTTGGTTCACGACCAACAATAGATGCTTGCGGCGGTGCGCGTGTAATGCCAGCAACAGGAATGGTTATTTCACATCCTAAAATTACAACTTCAGGTACGGTTGCAAGCACTTCAGAAGGTGGAGCACCATCTGAAACCGGCATTGTGTCTGCCTATGTAAATGCAACAGTTACCAAATATGCAGGATTGCAACGCTACAGCCAAGAATTGCTATTGCGTTCAGATCCATCATTCTTTGATGCAATGCTTGAAAATATGACCCGTGCTTACAACAAAGCAACCAATGCAGCCGTTATTGCTGAAATTGTTGCTTCTGGAACACAGGCTTCAACACAAGCAGCAACAATTGCAGGCATTCAGGCCTATGTTGCTCAAGCAGCACCAGCGGTATATGCCGGTGCAGGTGAAGTTGCTACAGCATTTATTGCCGGCACTTCAATCTGGTCATTACTTATCGGTGCAAATGACTCAACAGGTCGTAGCATCTACAATGCAGCAATGCCTTCCAATGCCAATGGTCAATCCACACCACGCACGTTGCGTGGGGATGTGATGGGCTTGGATCTTTGGGTTGATTCAAATATGGTTTCAACAACCATTGATGATGCAGCGTTCATCATTACACCATCCGCAATTGCAATTTATGAAAGTCCAATTTTGCAACTTTCCACCAATTTGCCAGTTTCTGGTGAAATTGAAGTTGAACTGTTTGGATTTTTGGCAACTAAGGCACTCGTGGCAACTGGCCTACAACGCTATAACCTGACATAAATCTAAACCCTAGTCCGGCCGCCCCTTGCCCCTAGTCCGGCAGGGGGTAGGCCTCTAAACTGAAAGGAGATACCAATGGCCGCTTCATTTGTTACTATGCAAGAATTAAGGGATAACCTCGGAATTGGTACTCTTTACAGTAATGCAACGGTTGAAGAGTGTTGCCAAAGTGCTCAAGATATAATTGATTCATATCTTTGGTATAACTCAGCATTGGTTTATTCCACAGCACTAACCAGCAATGTGGCAACGATTACAACAACACAGCCACACGGATTTGTTACCGGCCAAAGCGTTACCATTACCAAATCAGACACGGCAACATTTAACGGCACTTACACCATCACCGGATACACAACTTTTACCTTTACTTATGCAAGAACAGCAAGCGATCAAACAACTCATTTGGTTGTGCCATTTGGATTGGTACGCGGCCCAAATCACTCAACCGCCTATGCCAGCGTGGCAGCTGTTCGTGAAGCCTCAATGATGATTGCCGTGGATATTTGGCAAGCCAGACAGGCACCGTCGGGACAAGGTGCAAGCGTAGATTCATTCGCACCTTCACCATTTAAGATGGGCAACACACTCATTGCCCGTGTGCGTGGCCTTCTTGCCCCGTATATGGCACCAACCGCAATGGTCGGCTAATGCCAACTGCAATAACAACCCTGCGCACAACACTTGCAACCACTTTGGCCAATGCCGGTGTCTGGTCAACCTTTGCCTTCCCACCTAGCGCACCAATTGCCAACTCAGTTGTTGTGATGCCGGATGATCCCTACCTTGTGCCAAACAATCAAACAAGATCCAGCATTCTGCCATTTGCACGATTCAAAATTATGATTCTTGTGCCACTGCTAGACAATCAGGGCAACTTGAACACAATTGAAACTTTTATGGTGGCCGTGTACGGAAAACTTGCAGGGGCTAGTTACCAAATGAATATCACCGGATTTTCAGCACCATCAACTTTGGCCTTAGCAACAGGGGATCTTTTAACCACTGATTGCTCAATTGAAGTATTAAGCGAATGGAGTTAATTATGGCTTATGAAGTATTGGCAGGCATCGTTGGGGGCAAAGAGGCAGGGCAAACCCTAACTGATGAGGACTTAGCAACAGCAAACATTGATGCGCTTATCGCAAGCGGATCGATCAAACCGATAACGGCGAAACCAAAGAAAGATGAGGCAGCAGAATAATGGCAACAACAACAGCACTAAGCAACACAGTATCAGTAGTCATCAACGCGGTTGATCTATCCGACCAAGTAACCAGCGCAACCATCAACCAACAATTTGACGAATTGGAAACAACCGCGATGGGGGCAACCGCGCACTCATTTGTTAAGGGCTTGGAATCCAGCACCATCACTTTGGACTTCTTAAACTCTTACGCAGCAAGTGAAGTGTACGCAACCCTACAAGCAGCATACGGCACGGTTGTAACTTGCGTATTGAAGCCAACCACAGCAGCAGTAAGCGCAACCAATCCATCATTTACTGCATCAATCTTGGTAAATAACCTCACACCTATCAACGGTGCAGTTGGCGATTTATCAACTCAATCAATCACATTTACTTGCACCAGCACGGTAGCAATCGCAACTTCATAACAACTAAGCAAAGGGGCTAGGCAATGGCTAAGTTAAAGATCACACGCACTACTGGTGAGGTTCAGGAGTTTGAGATCACACCAATAATTGAATATGCGTTTGAACAGAACAAAAAGAAAGGCATTCACAAAGCCTTTGCAGATGATCAGATGCAATCGGATGTTTACTGGTTATGTTGGGAAGCCATACGGCGATCCGGCGAATCAGTGCCGATATTTGGTGAGAAGTTTTTGGAAACGCTAAAGGCAGTTGAGGTATTAGATAGCGACCCTTTAGGGGATTGAGTGGCAAAGACTCACTCACCTATTTGGTCGCAAATCTAAGTGTTGAAACTGGGATAGCACCCAGTGAGTTCATCGGTATGGATCCGGTGATGCTCAAGATGATTTTAAGAGTGCTTGAGGAGAGGGCAAAGGCCATCAAAGATGCCAGCAAATCTAAGAGGCGTTAAGGTTACTGGATACAATGAAACCGTTGCTTTGCTTAAAAAGTTTGACAAAGATGCACTCAAGATAATGAACAAAGAGATTTACCAAGTGCTCAAAACCGTGCAGTTAGATGCGCGCTCACAAGTGCCAAATGCAGTGCCATCAGGATTGAGCAACTGGAGCAAGACTTCCAACGGTGCTTGGGGTGGCCGTGAATATCAACCCAATGGTGTGCGAATGGGAATCAAATCCAAGATTGATAGGCAACGGGTCAAAGGTATGTGGACAAGCAAAACTGCATTCATAACTCAATCAGATCCAGCCGGTGCGATCTATGAAACCGCAGGCCGAAAGAATCCACAAGGCCAACCACATTTGAAAGTGGCCAAAGGGCAAAAGCGCGGGGGAGCCGTTAAAGGTTATTCAAACAGCAACAACCCCGAGGCCGGTTACTGGTTTAACAAACAAATTGCCAGACAAAGCGGCTTGATTGTACGCGGTAAGCAAGGTCGGATTATCACCAAAACCGTTGAGGATCGTGCGCCATATATTGAGAATGAAATGCGCGATGTCATAACCAGAGCAACCAAAATGCTGACTGCGAAGTTAGCCAAATGATTAAAGTACCGATTTTTTTTCAACTTAATAAACTTGGCCTTGTTGGAGCAACTAAAGAACTTAAAAAATTATCTAATCAAACAAAAGCCTTTGGAATTACCAGCAAAATCAGCATTGGTGCAGCAACGGTGGCACTTGCCGCTTACACCAAGAAATCAATTGCATCTGCAATGGCTGATCAAAAAGCCCAAGCCACACTTGCCCAAACGCTTAAGAATGTTGGCAGAGCCTATGCAGCCGTTGATGTAACCAGTTTCATTGACAAATTACAACGCGCCACTGGGGTATCTGAGGAATTACTGCGACCAGCATTTGAGAAGTTGGTGCGTGCAACTGGTGATGTTACTCAGGCTCAAAAGTTGCTTAATCTTACTTTGGACATTAGTGCATCAACAGGCAAAACTACTGAACAAGTTTCAGCAAGTTTAAGCAAAGCATTTTTGGGACAAACTCAAGCACTTGGCAGGTTGGGCATCGGATTATCTAAAGCCGATTTGAAAGCAAACAGTTTTGAGGAAATCACAAACAAACTTACCAAACTATTTTTAGGCCAAGCACAAGTTGCTGCTAACACTTATGCAGGTCAATTCGGTATCTTGCAGGTGTCAGCGCAAGAAGCCAGTGAAACAATAGGCATTGCTTTAATTAATTCATTGAGTGCATTATCTGGTCAAAATGGTGTCAAAGACCTTGCCAGCCAAATGGAAAGTCTGGCAAAGAGCACTGCTAATGTGATCACTAATTTAGGCAAGGTTGTTAAATTTGGTCAGGATATAGCACCTACAGTATTACTTTTAGGAACTGTGGCTCTGGCCGTTGCATCTATCGGTACAGGCGGTGCCGCATTGGTGGTAGCCGCAGGAATAGCAAGAGTATTCACAGCCCAAAAATTCTTGGTGGCTCTAGGTTTAATCGGTAGCATTTTTGGGTTAAGTAGAAATTTTGCAGCCCCTGCAGAAACAAATAGACAAAGCCCAAGAGCAGCAGAGCAAGCACAACTTAATGCAGACAAGTTATTAAAGACCAAAAAGGCCACAGTGGCGGTCAATAAACAAATCACTGCTACTGAAAAGTTAAAAGCAATGTTTGACATTGATTCAATTCAGATTGCCGCTGCACTTAAAGGCAAGATCAGCGACCTAGACCGCGCAAGCCTTCTAGCAATGCAAGCCTTAAAGACCGTTGACAAGAATGACGATATAACAGCCCTTAAAAATTTAGAACAAGCCAAAATCAGTGCAGATGCAGCAGACCGATCACGCAAGATCTCAGCCCTGCAGGACACCATCAACTTTAACAAATTAGCCCTTGCCGATGTTGAAAGCACAATTGCAAAGATTGCCAAAATACCAGTGCCAATTGTCAGTTATGGTGGCAGTTTATTTGCAGGCACTTCCCTTGCCCCAACAGGCACAAGCGCAGTAACAGTTGCGCCAATAATGCCACAGATGCCAAGCACCAACGCTGGTGCTAGTAGCGCAATGCCTACTCCTAGCGACTCCCTGCCGTCTGCCTATGCACAATCTTTGGGCATTACTCAATTGACGGTAAATGTAAATCCAAGCGGATCAGGATTTGTTGGCAATCAGGATGACTTCTTGCGTACCGTACAAATGGCCTTGCAGATCGGTGGGCGCAACGGCTATTCCACAAGTGGGCTGGCTACTGGATGAGCCTGCCTGATGTAAATGTCATAATCAATTTCAGCACGGGTGCAGGCTTTGCCCCGACCCTTATTCTTGACGATCCGGTTTATGGCATTTTAGGCACTGATGCACTTGGAGATTCAGCCTCAACCATTGTGGATGTAAGCAATGTGGTGCAATCAATTAATATCACCAGAGGCCGCAATGCACTTAGCGATGTATTCCAGACCGGCACACTTGGACTTAGGATTGCAGACCAAACGGGTGCGTTTAACCCAAGCAACACCGCATCACCGTACTACGGCCTATTACAGCCCTTGCGCAAGGTAACGATCACCGCAAGTGATCCGACTACTTCAATCACTTGGCCACTCTTTGCAGGCTACATAACCGGCTACAACTACCAACAGAGCCAATTTGTTGGAGAGGTCAGCACCACCACAATTACGGCCGTTGACGGTTTCAGGCTCTTAAATCTTGCCACCTTGTCAACAGTTACCGGATCCAGTGCCGGAGATCTATCTGGCACGCGGATCAACCAGATACTTGACGAGATTGCTTGGCCATCAACTCTCAGGGATGTGGATGCCGGTTTGACCACGATGCAGGCAAATCCAACTAATACACGCACCGCTTTAGCAGCCCTTTCAACGGTTACGGTGAGCGAATACGGCGCACTTTATCCGGCGGCCAATGGCAATATCACCTTCCAAGATCGCAGCGTTACAGCAGGGAGTGTAGCCAATACTCCAATTGTGTTTGCCGATGATGGCAGTGGGATTGCCTACTATCAAGTTAAATGGATTCTTGACGATTCCCAAATTTACAATGATGTAACGGTTACACGCACCGGCGGTACTGCGCAAAATGCAAAAAGTACCGACAGCATTGACACCTATTTTAACCATTCTTATGATCAAATCGATCTTTTGATGCAGACCGATGCCGATGCCCTAAATTATGCGCAGGCATATCTGGCCAGCCGTAAGGACACAACGACCCGATGCGACTCAATAACCCTTGATTTATTGACCAGTAATTATGCGGCTGGGGTTACGGCTGCACTTTCGCTGGATTACTTCAACCAAGTAACGATTAAAAGCACTCAACCGGCTGCAACTGGCACAAGTACCCTGAATAAAACCTTGCAGATTTTTGGGGTATCCCACGCAATCACCCCGAATACTTGGTTCACGACTTTTACCACACTTGAACCAATAATTGATTCATTTGTCCTTGACAGCGTGTTGAGTGGGATTTTGGATACTAATGTTTTATCATACTGAAATGGAGCAAATAGATGGCTAAACAGACCTTCACAACGGGGCAGGTTTTGACGGCTGCCCAAGTTACTTCGCTGCAACAAACCGCTATGTTGGGCGGTTCAGCAAGTGCAAAAGTGGCAAGTTATGTTTTA